TGCAAGCGGCGCACCCATGACACCCGGTCGAACGGTTGCGGTTGGTGGTCTTCCGTTCGGCACGGTTCTCCGGGTGAACGGTCAGGAATACGTTGTAGAAGACCGGGGAACGCCATACGGACACATTGATTTTTTGTATCCCAATCACAAAACGGCATCACGCCACGGGGTGCAGTATCTGGAAGTCTATATCAAGAAGGGGGAATGACTATGGAACTTGCAGTGATGTTCGTGCCGTTCATCTTGGCGATGGGGCTTTACTGCGCCAACGACCCGCTGACACGGCGTTTCATGGATGACTTGACCCGGGGTGATGAAGATGCCTGACAGTTACGCCCGTCCCAATTCGGGATTCTGGAAGGAATGGCAAATTGTCATTCTGGCGACCAAATACACACTGAGCCGTTACCTGGAGCACTGCATCAGCTTCACCACTAACGAGGAATTACGGACAGAAGCGAAACGAGCGGAGAAACACAGAAATAAAAAGGCGGCACTGACTGCGCCAACAGTCAAGACCGCCGAAAGGGTGGAACCCGTGCAAAAGTTTCCACCCCTAATCATACCACAATAAGAAAGGGGAAACAAATGAACGAAGAAAGAAACATCACCATCAGCACCGAGGAATATGCAGAACTTATCATGTGTCGCACCCGGCTGAACATCCTTGCCACATATGCCGAACAGAGTGACAGAAGCTATCTTGACGGTGAATTCATTGCGCTGATTCTGGGCGTATCCAAGAAAGAGGTGAAGTGATGGCAAAAGTAATCGAAGAATGGAGACCTGTTGTCGGCTTCGAGGGACTTTACGAAGTCAGCAATATGGGCAGAGTCCGGAGTCTGACTCGCTATAAAAAAGTCATTAAGCCCATTGTCACGAATTCCGGATACTACCAGTACCAGCTCTGGCACAACGGCACCTGCCGTGTCGGCTTGGCACATCGTCTGGTGGCACAGGCATTTATCCAGAACCCCGACAACAAGTCTGTAGTTAATCACATTGATGAAAATAAGCTGAACAACTCCGTAGACAATCTCAAATGGGTATCCCACGTTGAGAACTGCCGGTATGGCACTGCAATCGCAAGGCGAACAGAACATTTCGACTATTCCAAGAGGCGTATTAACAACGCCGGACAGATTGCCGCTTGCTCCAAGCCGGTGGCGCAGTATACGAAGGACGGCACGTTTCTCCGCAACTGGAAAAGCGCATCTGAGTGTGCCAGAGAAACAAACATTTCCATATCAAGTATCCGCAGAGCCGCAATCGGAAAGCTCAAAACTGCAGGCGGATTTGTTTTTAAGGAGGTGGTCTAATGAGCCGCGTAATTGGGGTCATGGGAGAGAGCGGAAGCGGTAAAACAACCGCCATGCGGAATCTTAACCCGGAAGAAACCTTCTATCTTGATTGCGACCGAAAGGGGTTGAACTGGAAGGGATGGAAGAAGCAGTACAACCCGGACAAAATGAACTATTGGAGTTCAGATAGCTTTGCGGTTGCGTCTTCCCTTCTGGACAAACTCAACACGGAAGAAAAATTCAAGCACATCAAATACGTTGTGATCGACACACTGAACGGGTTAATGGTCGCCGAAGAAATGCGGATTCTTGCGATGCAGAGCGGCGACAAGCGGAGCGCATGGAGCGATTTAGCTCAGAACGGTTGGGCAATCATCAACAAGGCGTTAACCATGCGAGAAGACTTGACCGTGATTATCCTGTGCCATTCCGAAACTGTCAGCGATGAAAACGGGATCATTCGCACCCGCATCAAGACCAACGGGCGCAAGCTTGAAAAATTGGTGCTTGAATCAAAAATGACAACGGTTGTATGGGCTGTGCGTCAGGACGGCAAATATAAGTTTCTTCTTTCCGCTGACGGTTCGACCGTTAAGGTACCGCTTGGGGCTTTCGACCGTGACGAATGCGAGAACGATATAACCGTGGTGCTGAAAGCACTTGAGGACTACTAATGCAAAACATCAAACCGATTGAAACGATTTATAACGGGTATCGCTTCCGCTCCCGGTTAGAAGCACGGTGGGCAGTGTTCTTCGATGCAATGGGCATTGTTTATGAATATGAACCCGAAGGGCTTGTGTTAAGTGACGGGAGTCGATACCTTCCAGATTTCTATTTGCCGCAGTTTTTCTGTTATCTGGAAGTCAAGCGAAAAGGGCTGACAGATGAAGAACGCATGACGGCGGGTATGAAGATTTCTGACGGGGAGCGTTCCGGGACATGGGCGGGAATAATTGTCTTCGGTGACCCGAAAGACCATGAAGCTTATATTTTCTGCCAAGAGTACAACGATTCAAGCGGCGGCTCGTATAGAAACAAGGTTGCGTTTGACATTGATGTACACACCCGGAAACCAATATTGATCGCGGAAGGCGACAGCCGCGACAGAGTATTTCTTGATTCATTCGGGAATCGGCATCAAATCCCGATATTAACGGGCGCATGGCGTACCGCACGGACAGCTTTTGCGCTTGATGCGGAAACAAGAGCAAGACAAGCACGATTTGAATACGGCGTAACGCCGATAAGAAAGGGGTAACAAATGTTAGACATCAAATCCATCAACCGCGACATGGTAAAACAGCCGTCCAGTTTCGAGATGCTCCCGAAAGATGCGTACATCATCAAAATCATGGATGTGAAGACTGAGACCAACAAGGACGGCAAGGGTCAACACCTCAAGATTGCTTTCGACATTGCCGAGGGCGAATATAAGGACTTCTACAAAAAGCAGTACGACAATAACACAAACGAAGACAAGAAGTGGTCGTTCGATGCCGTGTATCGCCTCAATGTGCCGAACGACACGACCCCGGAATGGATGGCACAGCAGTTTTTCACCTTCCTGGCTAACGTGGAAGAGAGCAATAAAAACTACACTTTTAACGGCGATGAGACCAAGCTGAAAGGAAAAGTTGTCGGCGGATTGTTCTATATCGAGCAGTCAGAGTATAACGGCAACATTTACGATCACACCCGGCTCAGATGGACGCGCCCGGCTGATGATGTCCGTAATAAGAAATACGGCAAGCTTCCGAAAGACAAACTGATTGACGGTGCAAAGAAGACTGTTGCACTTGGCGGGGATTCTGAAAAGTTTATGGACATCCCGGCAGGTGTTGAAGAAGACAGTATTCCGTTCTGATGGGGATTTTTTCGGCAGAGAGTGCGCTTAAATCCTTCCGTATAGTCGTTGATACCCGCGAACAGATGACACCGAGAGCAGAACGCCGTCTTAACGCTTTCGGTGTCCCCTATGAGCGGGGGACGCTTAACTTCGGAGATTATGCCGCCAATATCACTTTACCTTCCGGGGATTTGCTCGACCTGTCGCAGACCATTTCCGCTAAATGCGTGATTGAACGGAAGATGAGTCTTGATGAAATGGCGGCGTGCCTTGGACGGGAACGGAAGCGATTTGAGCGGGAACTGATCCGGGCAAAGGATGCGGGTGCGGCTCTCTATCTGGTCATCGAAGATGGGTCATGGGAAAAGATAACGGCGCACAACTACAGAAGCAAACTCAGCCCAGATGCGTTTTATAACTCATTGGTAGCGTATCAATGCCGTTACGGTATCCGGGTGCTGTTCGTTCAGCAATGGGCAAGCCCGCGCCTTATCAAAGAAATACTGTACCGTGACATCAAAGAAAGGGTAACTAATGGAGACATCCAAACCGAATGAGCGCGGCTCGTTCCTGTTCTTCCGCTCGTTCTATGATGTGCTGAAGGAGCTGAACGAAACTGACCGTCTCAAGGCTTATGAACAGATAACCCGGTATGCTTTTGAAGGTGTGCGCCCAGACAACGAGGATAATATGCTTCTCCGTGTGTTCGCCCTGACATGGATTCCGCTTCTTGATGCGGACGAAAGACGGTCGAGGGGCGGCGCACCGAAGGGCAATAAAAACGCTGTCGGACACGGCGCACCGAAGGGGAATAAGAACGCCTCTAAAAAACAAACAAAAAACAAACAACCCTCTAACAATAACAATAACAATGACAATGACATAAACAATGACATTGACATTGATATTGTAGCAGATAAATCTGCTACAGGGCTTACGCCCTTGTCTTCCTTGGGGGAAGACAGGGCTTCAGCCTTAGAGGGTGGAATGAATGAGAATGATGATGATTGGGTGTTTGATCCCGAGGTAGCAGAACGGGAATACCAGGAATGGAAGAAGCAAAATGGGATTGTATGAATTCAGCCCGGATGATGCGTTTCGTTTTGCACGGGAACACGGGGAATACCGGGCGCGGGGCGATGAACTGCAATTCAAGCTGTGTCCGTACTGCGGCGGCGGCGCGAACCATGACAAATTCACATTCAGCATCAACCTAAAGACCGGGGCGAATAACTGCCAAAGAGCGTCATGTGGACGGAAAGGAAGCATGATAACGCTTCACCGGGATTTCGGGTTTAGTCTTG